GCAGCCTTTCTTTTGTTTTCCTCCGACACCCGGCCTGTTTCCGCAGACTTACGAGATGTTTCGGCAGATACGCGTTCGGATTCAACGGTGACTCTAGCGGTCTCGGCTGCCACACGAGCAGTTTCATTCGTTCCCCTTGTGACTTCGGCTTCCTTCCGTTTATCTTCTGCTGTAACACGACCTGATTCGGCAGTAGAACGAGTCGTTTCAGCCGTTTTGCGCTTATCTTCGTCCTTCACACGTTCCGATTCAGCAGAGGAACGTCCGCTTTCGGCTGTCTTACGAGCTTCTTCATTAGTCTTGCGTGTTTGTTCGTCAGAGACGCGTTTATTTTCTATGTTCACACGACTGGTTTCTGCTGTAACACGCTTTCCTTCTGCGGTTACGCGAGCAGTTTCAGCCGTTTTACGGGCATCCTCATTCTGTATTCTTGTATTCTCAGCAGTAGAACGTCCAGATTCAGCCGTTTTACGAGCATCCTCATTTGTTTTGCGTGTTTGTTCTTCGGATGCCCGGGTAGTTTCAGCCGTTTTACGGGCATCTTCAGCCGTAACACGATCGGATTCAACTTTCACCCTAGCGGCTTCGGCGATCTTGCGTGCATCTTCATCGGATACCCTAGTTTCTTCTGCGGATGATCGTGCTATTTCTGCATTATTACGTGTTGTTTCAGCAGTTGATCGTTTTGTTTCATTTGAAATACGAGCTGTTTCAGCAGTTTTTCGTGCTTCTTCATTTTTGACTCGTTCCGTTTCGGATGCAATTCTGACTGTCTCAGCAGATATTCGTGCAGTTTCGGCGGTTTTTCTTTTATCTTCTTCTGATAAACGATCCGTTTCAGCAGATGAGCGTGTTGTCTCAGCCGTGGCACGTGCCGTTTCAGAGGTAACTCTTTTGCCTTCTTCTGTTGCACGAGCTGTTTCAGCAGTCTTGCGGGCATTTTCATTCTGTATTCTTGTATTCTCAGAAGTGGCACGAGTAGTTTCGGCAGTGGCACGTGCCCTTTCGGCGGTAACTCTTTTGCCTTCAGCAGTAACACGCCCAGATTCAGCACCGGCACGTGCTGTTTCATTATTCTTACGTAGCGTTTCAGCTTCCTTACGCAAGTTTTCAGCAATAACACGCTCAGCTTCCTTATCTGTCGCATTCTTATTAGTCGCTTCCAGAGCCGTTATCATCTCACTTGCAGGTTTCTGTAACTCAGCAATTTCCTCCGGAGTCAATCTTTCCAGTTTCATTTTCAGAGAATCTTTCTCTTCCGGTGTCAAGTCATCGAATGTCAGAGTTATTGCCGAATAATCTACAAGCTGCCTCCAGACATCGTTTTCTTCAGTATCATATTTCCATTCAACCCCGGTTGATCCTTTACGGAAAACAGGAGACTTGCCTTCGGCCTGTACATCCGTATCAGTTTCACCTATATACCACATGCCGTCTTTGATAGACGGAGTAAGATCTCTTTTGACCATAGTCTTAAAAAGACCTATTGTAATTTTACCCGGAGAACCTGCCTGTTGGACAAGCAAAATATTACATGTCTCCGGTGCGGCCGATAAAGACGGGAAGTCTTTAATGTCTAGTTTTTTAATATCTTCTTCCATATATCCATTTTTTATATTATTCAATTATATCTACGTCTTCTGGATTATCAAGGTACCAGTTAATAGCTCCGGGAATATCATCATCATTATAATTACTTGGTAAAGCTGAAAAGATCATTTTTTTCATCTGTTTCGGACTTATTTTGTAGACAGCAGTACTTCCTGTACTCACGGTCTTGTAAACATTAAGAATGTTACTATTATCCTTAACTGCTATAATAGGATGTTGATGCACAGTTCTTGTACAAAAATGTCCAAACCACATTGTACATTTTGCTCCTACATAGTCAGTAGCTTTAGGCAATAATATCGTGCATGGAGTCATATATGTCGTCAAGAAAGAAATATCCAGATCGAATCCAGTCGTAAAATCAAGGTTGACTACAGCACCATCAGCTACACGATTCAACAGGCGTAATTGAGTAAAGGACGATCCTCTATAAAAGATATTCCCGAGCGCATCCCAATACAAGTTCCTTTTTGCCAAATGCCCACTACCATTCCTATTAAATCTTATTGAAGCATCATCCGGTGTTGCTGCTCCTACCCATATAGGGCTATCGCCATCACCCAAGCAAGCGTTAATACTACCATCCCGGTTCATTATCTGGATCTTATTGCCTTGCATGAAATCGAGGACCGCATTCTTTGCTATTATAAGGTCAGTAAATATAGATGCCATATTATTCGCTCTTTGCCAATGCGCAGAAAGGTTACCTACAAAAGTCTCGTTTAAAGGATTCGTTTCAGCAGTACCGATCCAAAAGTTCTGTTCTTCAAACTTACGTGCAATATAACAGTCGTATCCAGTATCCATAACCGAATTGGCTATCAATACAACATCTATATAGTGTATGCCATCTTCTTCAAGTAATGACAAATCAGTCACACCATCGTCATTGCGGTACCTTTGTCCGATATTGTAGCCTTTCCATCTACGATAAGATACACCGGAAGCTCCAACATCTCCCTTTTTTGCGTGTATGGCAGGAAGAGAAAACTTTCCCCATTTGCCATTCTTTTTATAACGCATTGACATGTATTCAATCGGATATTCATTTGTCACTCCCAACGGATCGTCTGTAAATGGAACAATATATTGAAAATACTCCTTATTGGTTATTTCAACGGTAGACCCTGCCGTACGTGCTTTGATACACTTGTAGTAACTATTTAAATGTTTATAAATAGCATTCAGCACCTGTGCGGAAGAAGATTGATAATCACCTCTATAGTCATCTGTAGCTGGAAAAGGCAGAGGAATATAATCATCCAGATACGGGTCTGATTCCGGGGTGAAAGTTGTTTCCTCGCGCCGGAATATGTACTCGATATCTGGTGTGTCAGCCAGATATTGGGAAGGTTTCGACCAAGTACCGTATATCCACCTTCCTAACGACTTATTGTAAGTAGCCTGAGCAGATGATATCCATACAGTTTTACTGTTCAAGACCTTATACTTTACCATATCCTGTCCGGTTGATGTCGAACCATCCTTTGAGTACATGACTTCAATGTAATGTTCGCCGACATTCGTCGCGGCTAAAGAGATTATCATATCCTTCTCACCTGATAACTTTTCGTGATATTGACTATTCGTAACTTCTTTGTCAACATAACCAATATATGCGAAATCATAAGACGTTTCACTAGAAACAATAACAGATAACATAATAACCTGTCCCGGGATGGATGTGCTAAAACGTATCTTATCTTTGTAAGTACTATTATGAGACGGATTCCTGGGAGAACGCCGTGCGCCATCCTCCAGAAAGAAAGAACCATCATAACCTAGTATTCCAATATCCGCAAAATCACTACGTTCAGACCATCCAGCAGGTATTGAACTACCGGATGGAGTAGCTGGACGTGTATCAGATTGAAAGAATATCTGCTTTAAGAAAGTCCCATCTTGACCGTCTTGACCATTCTGCCCGTCTTGCCCATCTTGACCATCCTGTCCGTCTTGTCCATCCTGCCCATCTTGACCGTCTCGTATGATAGGAACAGTTTCCATGTCAATTGTAGTCCCATCTTGTTTTTTTAGCCAAAATGTGACGGAGATACTGTAATTGGTCACATCCAAAGAAGAACCATAACGATATTTACCAAGACCTTGCGAACCGTCCGTAGAAAAATACAATTCATATCCTTGCGGTACTGAAGACAACTGCTCAATGCTTGCACCTGTTTTACGGAATAATTGGCAAGATATGGACGATGGTGTATAAACATTTGTCTTGCTCACTTTTACAGAAGATACGGACGGCATCAATTCGTAAAGCACCGGACTCTCACCATCTTCCCCTTGTCTTACCTTGTTGATAGTGAATACGAGTTCCCTCGCATACTGAAAGCCTTTATGTGTCGCTTTTGCAGTGATAGTCATGTTGATAACATCAGAAACGGATGCAGCAATAGATGTTACTTTAACTCCGTTTGCTTCAATAGTATAAGCCACACCGTTGGGAGCTGCCACAGTTATTTCATCCAAAGACAGCTTTTCTGTACCATACCACATGCTCACGCCAGTAGATGCGGGTAAACCAAACAGTACTTCTCCGGCAGGATTACATGCTACGGATGTAACAGCATTATCCAAGTCTGCAAAGATCGCGCTTAAACCGTCCTTGCCATCTTGTCCATCCTGACCGTCATTACCGTCTACTATTAGAAAAATAGTTTCCATGTCAATTACGGTTGCACCATTCAGCAGCTGGAACTTTATCTTTTTCCTAATACCTGAAACAGACACCGAAACTCCGAAAGGATAGTCTGTAGGAGTATCTTCGTCGATAACATATTTCATTGTATAACCTTCAGGCAAAGTCGAGCAAGTACTGAATGACAAACCGTCAATCTTATTGAGACCGCATGAAATCATTGTTACATCATAATTCCCGGCCTTGTCAACCTTAATAGAGGATACCGAAGGCATTAACTCATAAATGACAGGGTTCTTTCCATTTTCGCCTGGGATGATTTTGTTGATAACAAAAGACAGTTGCTTATGATATTGCACTCCGGCATAAGTCGCGTAAGCTGTGATACCGATATTCAGATTATTCGAAGCCGCTTTACTTATTCCCGTGATTGAAATATTTCCTTTATCAGCAGTTCCTGCAACACCGCCAGGTAACGTAAGGTCCGTTTTATCAATTGTCAGTTCCTTGTTGCCGTACCACATAGAGACGGCCGTTTGTACAGGAAGTCCGAACAACACATTGCCTGTTGCATCACAGGATACGCTTGCCATTTCATTGTCAATATCACCAAAAACCGGAGATGTACCGTTCCGAACAGCCGTGATCTTATAGGATTTGTCAAAAACACAGTTACCTTCGCAGTTGACAGATATATCTACGTAGCAGTTATCGTAGTCAGTGATCTCTGTGATAGTTACAAGACCATTATCAACGATTGCCCTGCATCCGATAGAATTTAAGAATACCATGTAGGCATCTTCATGATATTCATCAGAGTAATACATCTCCTTGCTTCCTCTGAACGCTTGTATTCTTGTCTTTAGACGTGCCAGAGTAGAGGTCACATAATTCTCACCGGAAGTTGCGTAATTCTCTCCGACAGTTACAAACTTTTCATCAATCAGGCCACCGATCAGATTGTTCTCATCATCAACAACTACTATTGATTCGTATGTTGACAAGTTGACAGAATATGCATCCTCACCTTTGATCTGATCCTGCTGTTCCGGGGTGAACTGAATTTGTACACCGGTGAAGTAACAGTTCTCCATATAGGTTCCTGAACCATGCATTACCATGCCGCCAATGGTCAATCCTTCCAGCAAACCGTCCTGCATAGCAATGTTGCGTGTCGGATTGATTACCCAGGTGTTCACATTCTTCAAACGACGTGTATAATACCGATTCTCGTATGTGATCGATTGTCGAGACTTGTCTAAGAAATTGCCGTATGCGAAAAAGTTCATACCAGGCATAGGATGAACCGAGGTCCCTGCCTGTAAGGAATACCTGAATTTCATTATGCCCGGTTTATTTTCAATGATATTCGTCGGTGTGAAATAAGCAGTTGCAAAACCTGCATAGTTCAAATATCCATTTGTATCATAGCTATCTTCTTCATGATTACCGCCTTCAAGGTTGTGGAAGACACCACGGCAGATATCACTTGTATGAAGTGTACCCATCTGGTCGTCGAGCAGGTCCAGTTCAGCGACAAAGTTTTCCCTGTCTACAGATTTGATAGTACCGAAGGCAAATGTATTCGCTTTGTCCCCTGATATGACGTCGATGCAATTGAAGGTGATCTTAGGTACTATCAATTCTTCTCTGGCAAGTACTTTGTCTACTTCAAGTACGGTTTTCCCTGTCACTTCATCAACTGTGATAGCACCACCGGAACCACCAATCATGCCGGTAACATAATTTCCGAATTTCATCCCTTGTTTAAAAACAGAGACTACATTAGACACAAACCCTTTAACGAAGGTTATCAAACCGTTAACGGTATCGTCCCGATCCTTGCGAACATATTTATTGTTCACTGGGCTATCTTCATCCAAATCATGAGCAACACCGGCTCTATCCGCATACCCGGCTTTTACTTTTTCATAACTTATTATTGGTTCACCCGTTTCTTCATCGACATTACCTACTCGTACAGTCAGATATTCACTGTCTTCCTTATCGAAACCAATACGCTCCAAATCTGCTAGATTAGTATGTTTGTGCCCGTCTCCCTGAGTACCTCCTGAAGTAGTGCCCGACACAAGTACAGCCGCAGACGAAGCGGACTGTCCGGCTTCACGCATCCTCTTGCTACGTGGAACAGGCTTGCGTTCTGAAATGAGTATATTATATTGCTTCTTCATATTCCCTCATGATTTTATTCATATTCTACTCCTTCAAAATTGTCAGGCGCTATTTCAGCTAACTTCACATTACTCTCATCCCGCTGCACATCCTGAACCTCCGACACCATTAAATAGGTATCGGTCTCGTTCGCATCTGTATAGGTACCAAAGCCATCCAATAGCCGTACAGTTCCCGAAAGCATATTCATTCGCCTGCTGTAGTTACTATACCAAGTACCTATCAATAGTTTTTCCAAAGGAGCAGTTACGCCTGCACGAGTAAACATGCTCAATGTAGTGCGTGATGACACATCCATCAACATCCCCATACCGAAATTTGCCGAAGTACGTGGAGTACCGACAATCGTTTCTATTTTCTTTTCTTCCTTGGCCGAAGAATTAAGCCACGATTTATATTCGATATCATTTCCGTCTATTGCCTTGCCATAGGAGTTTACTAAAGTCAGTTCAGGGATTTTAAATAATATCCAGTTAGGGTAGTAGTCTTTAAAAGGTGTTGGATTTTCTCCCCGACTTCTCACAGGGCCGAAGAAATTTAAGATTGACAGCTCAAGCATACATCCCTGGCATCCGGGAGGTATTGGTATCAAATCTCCATCTCCGGCAGATTCCTTGGGAACATACGAATATCTATATCCTACGTTGTTAGATTGCCAGCCTCCTTTCCAGCCTGTATATCCTGAACGGTCATAATATCTCAATGTCGTTTTACTGTTGGTTACAGCACCTCCGTCAATCCATTTTCCATTCATTTCGACATATTGAGTTGCATAAAAATCATTATGGGCGCTACCGTCATTGTATCTGTTCGCATAATGCATTTTAACATTTCCGTTTGTATCAAGAATGCGCAACACATACGATACATTATATTCACTTATCCCTTGAAATTTTTCGTATTCATTTTTCCTGTTAGCTCCAATAGCATCTTCAAAAGGATTAAAGCGTGCGTCAATCAGCGTCTCTATTTTTAGGCGCAACATAACGTCTGTCAAGCCTGATTGCGGGTACATACCTGCGTCTGGGTTGAAACCGCTAAAAACAGTATGTGTCTCCGGTAGTGATAACATGCGCCGAACAGTGAACAAAGGATTATACGCTGCCCCATACCCGTCCGCATTTATTGGGGTTTCCATCCCGGATAAAAGGGACTTATGCACATCTCTTACACGCGCTGCAATGCCAAAGGACTCACTGCCCGAGAATACAGGAGTAATTTTGAACAATCGGGCATTGTCCGTATCAATCTCTATTTCACCACTTATTCCCGAACTCTTTTTCAAGTCAATCATGAAACCTATATTACTTTCATAAAACGGACTTTTACTTGTGTCTTTCGCTACATAATACCGTTCAGCCCCTTCATCCAACATTTTTTCTGCCAGTGTAGACGTGTACAGTTCTTTTTGCGGATAAGGGCTGAAGCTCAATGTTACATTCTTATAAACCCTGTCTACCCCCAACACCGCATCATCACTTTCCCAATGTACCGTTTGAGGTTCAAATGCTGTTTGCACGGCATTCAAATCGTATATGAATACTTTTCCCGCACGCTGTATCAGACGTAAGGCAAACGGACGCAGTATTTCTTCAAGGACTTCACGCATCGTCATCGGCACTCCTTCTTCATCATAGAAGTTCTCGCAGCTTATTCCCACATTATACAGCATTTCACCGGAAACCGAATCGCATGTAGTTGATATATATTTTTCAAATCCCCGATGTTTGATTTTCGTCTCTGTTATAAAGGTTTCAATAAGGCTGCCGATTGACCGTGCCCCACTCAACGAGAAGTTCGTTCTGTCAAGCAGGGAAAAATCACCAAAAGTCAGCGTAACTTCATATTCATTCTCATATGAAAAAGGCTCTTCATATGTTTCCGTGTCCAGCGTTCCGCTCCAGTACAAAACATCGTTCCTGTATGCATCCATACGTATGCTTCCGGCTTCAACGGTATACATATCCTTGTATTGCCGGTCCACCTTGCTTACTATCTGAAGCGTTGCACCGCTTCCCTGCACAGGTTCCAGCTTGTCAGTTTCAAACCATTCAAATGATAACGGAGTATCCGAAGGGAAACGTAACTCACCGACTACCGGATAAGGAGTGTCCGCATCCTGCCATATCTCCACGCGCCACAGCACACCGGCCACGCTGAAAAACTCTCCCTGGTATCTTAACTGCTTTGCCATTATCTTGTACGTTGGTTATATCGGTCTACCTTATTTAATACCCCACGGAGCATTCTGCCGTCAATTTTGAATTCAACAATACCACCCATACCACCTGTCGGTTGTATCAATTGACGGAGTTTGTTTAAAGGAGCAACGACCTCCGGATTATTCTGTGCTCCGGAGTATTCACCAAAAAGTCCCATTGTAGGACCATATGCTATTGCCCCACTGGCAAACTTGGGAAGATTGGCGAGAGCTGCCAAGACACTTGCCACAGCCGCAACTGCGAGTATAGGACCAACAATCGGAATACTTGCGGTGGAAGCAGCTGCTCCGGAACCGGCCACAGCCGTATTTGCCGCAACTTGTGTTGACTGCAACCCCAGCAGTGACGTGATCTGAGGGATCGCAGCTGCGACAGCCTGCACTACATTCGCGCCCCAGTTCAGCCATTCTCCGGCAGCTCCTCCGACGGCTTGCCCCAGGCTGCCCATTACGCTTCCAATGCCACTCATACCTTCGATTAGATCCTGATTCTTTTTATAAGCAGTGTCTACCGCTTCGTTCCATTTTTCAAAGCCGCTTTTCTTTGGATCAATCTTGGGCATCTCAATTTGGGGAAGCTTCATCTTTTTAATGGCATCATGCGTCAGTATCTTCTGCTCACTATCCGGGTTCTTCTTGCTCCTCTCGTCTTGAAACTCTTCCATCATTTGCCCAAGACCACGTCCGGCATTGGAAGAAGGAATTACATCTACCTTAATTTCACCATGAGTGTCTTTGAACGCTTCTTTCTCTATCCATATTTTGACACCCTCTATTTGATTTTTCAGATTATCAATTTTAATCTGCAAGTCAATAGAGGCTTCTCCTATTGGTTTGCCGGATAGTTCTTTCTCATATTTGGCCAGTTCATTTTTCATGGCATCAATACTGCCATTCATGAAAGTCGGGTCTCCACCGATACCCATTGCTTTTTCCTTAGCCTTTTTAAGAGACTCCAGTTGATTGATCTGACCCTGTATATTACGTCCTTCTTCATCCGATGCAGTCTGTTGCGTTGCCCGGAGTTCTTCTATTTTCTTTTTGATGTCAGCCAAGGTGAGTTCTTTCTTCTCTAAAGAATCACTGCCGGTATTGCCACCCGTTCCATTTCCTGTGGAACTGTTTCCTGAAGCAGAATACAGAATCTTCTCTGTTTGTCCAAAGAGGGATTTCGCCTGTTCTATCTCTTGTTCATATGTTTCCCGCGCACGTCTTGCTGCGGATATTTGTTTGGTGATGGCGGTTCCCAAGACATTAGTGGTAATAGTTTTTCCTTCTGAATTGGTCATACTATTACCCAATTTCTTTATAATATTCTGCGCTTCCTCAGGAATATCTTCTCCGGCACGTACAGCGGTACGGATTTGTGCCCATGCTTTTCCAGCTTCTTGGGCTGTTATATTGCTTTTACCTGAACCGATGCCGGAATACAGTTTTTCTCTTATATTTTTTAAGGCCTCGCTTTCCTTTTCAGCATAATTTTCCGCTGCGCCGGCTGTAGCAGCATCTAAAGCCCGGCTGCGGGCTGTATCAAGAATAGCACGGCTAAGCTGTTCATAAGCGGTACGGGCTGTATTGACATCTTTAATTTCAATACCCAGTTTAGACAGATATTCCCCGTATTGTTCCACAATCTTGTCTTTTGCCTGGTTCCATTCTTCCGAGCCTTCCTTAGCTCGTTTAAGCGGTTCAAATAAGTTATCCAGTCGGGAGCGTTCTACAATGGCTTCCTTATTCATATCAGCCATTGTATCACCCAGCCTTTTTTGTGCTTTCTCTGCTTCACTACTGCGTTTGGCTATTTTGTAAATGGCGACTCCTAAAGCCACGGCAGCGACGGCAGCAAGCATGTACGGGCTTGCCGCAATGGCTATATTCATCAGTTTTGTAGCTCCCGTGGTAGAAACGATAGCGGCACGGGCGGCAAGTACTTGCATTTGATAAATGTAGAGGGCGCGCTGTCCCAAACCTAGTATTCCATTAAAAGCCATCTGAGTAACCACTACCGTTTTTGCAGCAATATGATATTTACTGAGCATGGATACGGCACCAGTTCCTATCTGATAAAATGAAGCCAGCACAACCGCATTTTCACCTATCACGGAAGCATAGGCGGACATCGGCCCCAATAAGTTGGAAAAACTGATTTTTATGTCATCTACCTTTGCGCGTAGTATTTCCATCTTGTGTGCCGTCGTATCCGTCCGTACAGCCGCCTGTTCCTGAGCCACATTGGTACCCGTCATTTTCCGGGTCATCTCCTCGACAGCCGATGAATTCTGTATCAGATATTGCGCGGCGGCAATATTCTCCATGCCGAAGAGCTTGCTTAAATAAGTGGCATCCGTCAGTCTCGGTTTCAATGCGTCCAACGCCGTGGACAAAGAAGTACGGCTCAGGTCAACTCCCAGTTCCGTATTCAGTTTCAGAATGATGTTACGCAGGGCCGTTCCCGCTTCGCTACCCTTCAAGTTTGCTTTAGACAGCACTTCCAATGCTCCTGCACTTTGCTCTACAGTTAGCCCCATGGCGGAAGCAGCAGAACCTACCACTTTGAAACTTTGAGAGAGTTCTTCTATCTCAGCTGCTCCATACTTACTTCCTGCCGCCAGCACATTAATCACCCGTTCTGCTTCATTTGCCGATAGCCCGAATTGATTTATTGTACCAGCCAGTGATGTTGCAGCAGCATCGATACTCATGCCCGAGGCTTGTGCCAGCGTCACGCTCTTTTCTTGTAGGTTATTCAAACCCGACATGCCAATGACAGCAACGTCTATCTGACTGGCGAGGATCGCATACGCACGTGCCGCCGTACCAGCTCCCAAGCCGGAATCTTGGCCCACCTTACGAGCATTCTCACCAAGAGCTTTCAGATCATCACCCGCAATACCAGTGATGGAACTAAGGTCTGCCATAGACTGTCCGAAAGACATACCTCCCTGAGATAACTCACCCAGCACACCACCCAATCGCTCGGCTACTCCCAAAAACGCATTCAGGTCAGGCATTTTCAACCTGCTGCAAAGGTTTCCGAAACGGTTGGTGGTGGAAGACGCCTGTTCCGCAGCCTGATCTATGGCATCGAATTGCTTCTTGACGCTAATTAACGCCCCCGAAACATTATTTTTCAGGTTAAGTATGATGTCGAATGAAACTTTTTCCATATATTTGTGAAGTAAAAATCAAACAGTTATGACTATTGGAGGTTTCTTTATAGTATTATTCATCGTTATCGGTCTGTACGGACTCTTCAAGAAAGATGATTGTACCATCACCGAAAAGGATATTGATGAACTCATCCACGAACTGGAAGAGGAAAAGAAAGGTCTCAAATCCCACTCCACAGAGCCCTGATCTCATCGAACCTTTCCTGTGTACTGGGTTCTTCCTCCACTTCCCTTGCAGGTTTCGCGTCCCAGGAGAACCGGCATACGTCAGTTAATTCCAGACTTTTTTTACTGTAGGGCTTCAGTATGCTGCATGCAAGGAAGCGTGCCTGTTCCCACCCCCTGCGCTCTGCGTACGTCTCCTGCTGTTGCCAGGCTTCGAAGACGGCCGTAAACTCCGACGGGGTGAGACGGCAGAAGTCATTCAGACACATCCCGACACACCCCATCGCCAGTCCCATCAGAGATTCAATCGTTATGTTTTCGTCCCCTTCTTTTTTTTTAATCCGTCTTCTTCCGGCGTCATGCCGTTTTGAAAGGCGGTAAAGTCTTCCAGGTTGATGCCGTCGGCAAACTGTTCGAAGGTCAGTGCAAAGTCGATTTTATCAGCACGGCAAGCACTGCGGACGCAACAATACATAAACATGGTCAGCTGTTCCACATCAGCACCGATTTCGTTGACATCCCTGCCGGTTTCGCGTTTGAAGTCGATCATTGCCCCCATGGTCACGCGCGAGGGATATTCTTTCGCACAAATGATTACTTTATTCATTGGATGATACAAGTTAAGGGTGATACATTATCCTTGTGGAGCTACAGTCTTGGTCTCAACCGGACCGGAGTTTTCCAAAGAGATAGTATAGGTAGAGTCGTCATCCGAAGGAGATGTCTCTTCCAGGCTTGTGATAAGGAATTTTCCTTCACGGTATTTCGTCTTTTCCTCTCCACGTAGCGCATAACGTACCGTCACAGGTTCGCTCTTTTCCCAAAGTTCCAGTAATTTGTCATACCCCATCTCATCTCCGTAGAACCGGAATCCTTCCGAACTGATTTCGACGGACAGACCGCTCACTGATTTTTCTTTCCACTTGCCGGCATTAGCCGCTTTTGCCTTTTCCGCCAAAGTCGGCTTTACTGCACGTTCTTTGGTTTCTGCCTTATTACTGACGGTACAGGTCTTTGAATGCCCCAGTGGGGAAAAAGCATCTTCAACCATTAATCCGACAAGCATGTCACTACCATGCACATATCCTAGTTCTGACATAAAATTTATATTATTTAAATTCATTTCAATCGCCGTTTGATCACTATCAGAATAAGTACGGCAACGGCTATCCGTCCTGTCCATATCTGGAACCACTGCCATCCGGTCGGTTCCTTCACAATCTGCGGAGGAGGTTCTTCCACTTCCTCACCGGTCTCATTGCGGATGCGTGTCAGTTCTTCACGAAGGAAGATTACTTCACGTGCCAGGCTGTCACAAGTGGCGCTTACCTCTACTGAATCTTCCGATACCCGCGTCACGTTGACGGTTGCCTGTCCGCTGCGGGTACTAAAGCCTGTTCCTATCGGTATCGTTTTCAGTGTTCCGGTCGGAAACACCGTTTTTGCAATGCTTGGCGGTACCGGCTGTTGTATCAGAACGAATCCTCTTGCGCTGTACAGGCTGTCTAGGGAGGTAATCTTCTCCAATCTTTTCGGGCTTTTGCAACTCATCACGCACAGGGCAGTTAGTAGCAAAACGGCAACTGTTGGACTTCTCAACAGCCCGGCGAAGTTTTCCGAGTTCTTTTCGAATCGCATTTATTTCTTGCTTTAAAGGTTCTACAATTTCATCCATCAGGATTTGCATCGCTTTCTGAACGTTGTCCAGCTCGCTGCCACGGGTGTTCACCTGCGCGTCACGGACTTCCGCCTTCAGCTTCTCCACCTCCTGAATATATTTCCGTCTGTCGGTATACATCCTGAATCCTCCGTAGGTGATGATAACCGTAAGGATACCACAGACCAGCTTCATGTATTCAAGTGTATCCATCTTATTCCTCCTTAATTTAGAGTAGGTCCCATCCTGCCTCGACGTCTTCCATCACCGCAGGAATGCCGTTTTCCACTTGTGACATGGCAGCTGCAAAGGCGCACATGGTTCCCTTGTCGTTCACATCAGGAACATAACTGGAGGGCACCTGCATTTCCCTGCATACCCGGCTGATATAGCCTGATGTATTGTTTTCCACAGGAGGTGCCCATCGGTTGATGAAGTCCGATATCGTGCGACATCCATTCAACTTCCGGTAGTTCTGCAAGAGCTTGATCATAGCACGATAGCCGTAAGCCATCGTCTTGAACTGTTTAAAACTACGGTCGGTAGAGGGAACAATCTCTCCTTGCCACACGGTCTTACTGTTCCGGATATTACCGGGATTATTATTTCTCAGTCCCCTTGTCATCGTCTTTCTCTCCTTCTTCAGCTTTCTCAGCTTCAGTCTTTGCTGTTTCAGTCTTTACTTCCTTGGATTTCTCGGGTTCTTTCGGATCTTTGGGAGTTTTCATTTCCTTGACTTTAGCAAGTTTGCGACTTACCAGATCATCAGCGCGTTCCTTGTCTACTTCCAGCTCTGTTCCCGCCGGATACATGGTCTTGTGGTCGAACTTGTCCTGAAACTCCTCCAGGACAATCACCGTAACTTTTTCTTTCTTTGCCATCGTCCGCTCTCCTTATCCTTCAACAGTTGGTTTGAACGCACCGTCAGCACGCCAATCAATTGCGATAAATTCTTCACCGAAACCAATTTGCGTATCTGCCTTCATCAGCATCTTAAAGAAATAAAGCTCGCTGGCATTCGCCCACTTGTCAATCTGAATCACGTTTTCGTCATTCTGCAGATTGACGGCGGCGAACAGATTGCCATTCATGCCACTGTCACAAATGGTGGCTACCATCAAGCCTTCCGGCCATTGCGTCAACACTTCAAACGGAATGCCCTTGTAACGTTCCTGATTGATATCCGTAGGAGCCGCACCTTTATTTGCAAGTTGCGTCAGTTCGTCATCATACGTGTCAAAGTCCGTCACGCTCATCAGAATGCGCAGGTTGGGATTATTGCGCATGGTCACCGGAATCACTGTACGCAGTTCTTTAAGACGTTGCAGCATCGTAGTTCCTACACTTTTTACCTTCACGATATCCGCATCTTTGGCAGCCTGTGTCAGGATACCGTCCATCAGGAGCGCATCGTCCGAACCGTCTTCGTATGTACCATTAATGTATTGGTAACCCAGTTCGTGTCCTACCTGTTTCAGCAGTTCCTGTAACAGGATATTCTGCACATTGCCGGGCAACTGGCGGAACACCAGGTCTCCCGAAGGCTGGAACGGACGCCAGATATGTTCGAACGCGCGGGGATTGAAGAGCGTAAATGCCATCATATCCTTAGGTGTCAGTTTATTTTCACTATAAGTAAAGTCCCCCTTGCTGTCAGCTTTCGTAGGGTCTTCCTTTCGTTTTTGCAACATCTTTCCCGCCTTAACGCGTGGAATGCTGATTGCGCTGTTCACTCCGGGGATAACCATAATCAGTCCCCTGCTGACCAACTCATTGCCTGTAGTGGCAAGGGTCAGTACATTTTCCAGCACTTCGCCGGAATAGTTGGTAGTATTCAATCCTTGAATTGCCATTGTCCTTGTAAGTTATTAGTTGTTAGTATTTAACCTTCTGTCGCCCACGTATCTGTGGGGCACTTCCGGCACTGCGTACGCTGCTCCCGACATTCTTGCCAAAGTAGGACGAACCGCCCAATTTGGCATTCTTTGGATTTTTAATCGGTATCATATCTTTGCGTATTACAGGTTATTTCCGGATGTTCTCACGTATTTCCTTCTGACGTTTTTCCCAAGGACTTTCACCGGCTTGCGGTTCCTGGTTCTCAAACTTGTCTTTTAGTAGTTTTTTAGGCTTCATCGCCTTCAGTGCAGTCAAACCGTTTTTGAAATCAGCCTTCAGAAGGTTCTTATAGGTATCTTTCTGATCGGCACCAATGCGCCCGTCTGTTACAGCATCCGTTACGGCTGTCTCGATCCGTTCCTCTTCCTGCCGGCTGAGCTGTTCTTTCAGTTCACCGTTCTCCTTTTCCAGGTCATCGGCCTTGTCCGCTTTTTGGGCAGTATCGCCAAGCATGGACATCACTGCCGCTTCGTCTGCGCAATTGGCAAAGCGGGGAATCTTTTTAAAGTCTTCCAATTTCATTTTATCAGGGTTTTGTGGCTGTTGCTCCAGCTCCAGCCGATTAGTAAATATGCGGTATATGTCGTCTGTGGTACTCTCTTCGGGTACCGCTTCCACATCGTAGATAGCGTCAATGAGTCCGAGAGCGAGAGCTTCGTCTGCCTTCAGCCAGTGGTCGGTACCATCGAAATAGGCGTTCTTCACTTCTTCCTTATCCCTACCACAACGTCCGGAGATAATTTCAGCAATGGTGTCTTCTAGGCTTTCGATAGTAGAGATCATGTCCTGAAGGTCCTTTTTGTTACCGTAACATCCACCGCTGACATTATGCAGCATCATGCGGGAATAACGGCTCATTTCCACCCGTTTTCCGCACAGGGCAATGACTCCTGCAATGCTGGCGGCAATACCGTCTATGTAGATCGTGACGTTACTCTTGCATTGCCGGATAGCGTTGAAAATGGCAATACCGGGATAGACATCGCCACCAATGGAATTGATCCGGATATTCAGGTTCTCATAACTGCCGTCCATGTACATCACTTCGTTCACGATGTCACGGCTGGCTATCTTGCCGTCACCGCCTTCGTCACTGATTTCTCCGTAGAGTAGCAGACTGGCAGTCTTTTCATTCAGTATGGATTTAAAAAGAATCATATTTCAGCATTTAGGATATAGTGCCGGCAGCGATGCAATATGCGTCTCCGGCTTTGAATCTGTCACAAACTTATAGTGACAGGGGCAACCGTACAAAAAAGTGTGTAACGCTTGCGGGCAAGTATGCAGGCGCTGTGGCATTGTCTGTAACCTCTTTGCGCTTTTTTCCTGTTCACCTCCGGGATAATGACCTTTGTGTAAATTCTAACGACTTATCATCATGGCAGATTTGACCACACAACAGAAAAAGGGTTATGCCCGCACATTATATCTGAAAGATAACCTGACACAACAGGAGATCGCGGACAAAGTAGGTGTATCACGCAACACCATCAACCGCTGGATAGCAGCGGAGAAATGGGAGGAAATGAAAGTAGGCATGACACTTACCCGAGAACAGCAGGTTGCCAGCCTGCACCGGCAAGTAGCGGAGATCAACCGTGTGATCAGTGAGCGTGAAGAGGGAAAGCGTTATGCCAATGCCGCTGAAGCCGACACACTGAACAAGTTGGCGACAGCTATTAAGAAGATGGAAACAGATATAGGTGTTGCCGACATTATCAGTGTAGGTATGAAATTCATCAACTGGCTGCGACCGTTCGATCTGGATAAGAGCAAGGAGTTTCTTCGATTGTGGGACGCTTTTATAAAGGATAGTTTATGACACAGACGCAAAAAGACCGTGATGCGCTTAGGGAATGGGCAGTCTTCTATGAATCCGGACTTCGCCGCCAAAATTCCGACGTCAATCTGACGCAAGCGCAGATTGCCAAGGACCGTGCCCGTCTGGAAGCTGATCCGATAGAATGGATCAGCTTCTTTTTCCCCGAGTACTGCAAGTTTGAATTTGCAGAGTTCCAGATAAAGGCTATCCGGCGTTGCATCAAACACGAGGAATGGTTCGAAGTATTGTCATGGGCACGGGGACTGGCGAAAAGTACGACGGTGATGTTTATCGTCATGTACCTTGCGCTTACGAAAAAGAAGTGCAACGTGATGATGGCTTCCGCCACACAGGACAGTGCTGTCCGGTTGCTCGATCCTTATAAGAAACAGTTTGAAGAGAATGCCCTGATACGTGCTTATTATGGTGTGCAGGTGAATCTCGGCAACTGGTGTGCCGAGGAGTTTGTCACCAAATGCGGTTGTTCATTCCGTGCTGTCGGTGCCGGAAACGCTCCTCGTGGCAGCCGCAACGGCGCTGTCCGTCCGGATGTGCTGCTGGTAGATGACTTCGATACGGATGAAGGCTGCCGGAATCCGGACACGATAGACAAGAACTGGATATGGTGGGAAAAAGCACTGTACGGGACACGTGACACGGCGGTAAAAACACTGATTGTTTTCTGTGGAAATATCATTGCCCGTGACTGCTGCGTGGTACGTGCCGGACACATGGCTGATCATTGGGACGTAGTGAACATCCGTAATGAAAAAGGATACAGTACCTGGCCGTCTAAAAATACAGAAGAAAGTATTGATATCGCTCTGTCTAAAATCAGTACTGCCGCCCAGCAGACGGAATACTTCAACAATCCGGTGACAGAAGGCGAAGTATTTAAGGAGATCACTTACGGCAAAGTACCTGACCTCAAGAAGTTCCAGTTCCTAGTCATTTACGGCGACCCGGCACCCGGCGAGAACAAGAGCAAGAACAGCAGTACGAAAAGCTGTATCCTGATGGGGATGATCGGTCCGAAACTCTATATCATCAAGCCCTGCCTAGACCGCGGGCTGAATGCGGAGTTCATCGACTGGTATGTACAGCTGCTGGAGTACGTAGGCGGCAAGGTGCCTGTGTATTGCTACATGGAGAACAATAAACTGCAGGACCCTTTCTTCCAGCAGGTATTCAAGCCTTTGGTGGGCAAGGTACGCCGTGAAAGGAATATCCAATTATACATCCAGCCCGACGAAGCAAGAAAGACCGACAAGGCTACCCGTATCGAAGCCAACCTGGAACCTTTAAACCGGGAAGGAAACCTTATCCTCAACGAAGCTGAAAGAAACAACCCGCACATGAAACGTCTGGACGACCAGTTCAGACTGTTCACCCTGAGACTGAAGTTTCCCGCCGACGGTCCCGATTGCGTGGAAGGCGGTTACTGCATCATCAAAAAGAAGATCCAACAACTGGTACCGGTGACTGTGATACATCGTAATGACCGCCGGAACCCCAAACGATTATAGCCATGAGCAAATTTATAACTCCGCAAGATTACGATGCCAGCATCCATCGTGAAATACTGGATGCACTGACCCGCAATGATGACGCCATCATCGAGATCTGTGAGGACCGTGCCATTGCCGAAATGCGCGGATATCTCAATGCCCGCTATGACGCTGATGCCATTTTCAATGCTGAAGGCGCGGCACGCAATGAGCTTGTCCTGATGATGGCAGTAGATATCGCCGTGTATCACTTGTTCAGTATCCACAATCCTCAGAAGATGTCGCAGATACGCAAGGATCGCTACGACCGTGCAATGGAATGGCTGAAACAGGTGGCGACATTTAAAATAACGATAGACGGCGCACCGAAGCTCCCGGAAGAGGAGCAGAAAAAGAACAGCCCCTGGCTAATGAGTAGTAACCCTAAACGCACCAATCATTTATGAATATACTAGACAGGTTTCCGGTTTTCCGGAACAAAGCCGCAAAAAGTAAACGCATCACCGAAGGGAGTAACGTAACCCGTCCCGGAGCAACGGTGATACTGACACAGCCACAACGTTTCGGAATAGGTCTGGGGGACTATATGCAGGCTATCCGCAGTGCTGAAAACGTAGATTTCACACGACGTGTCAGGCTGTATGACATCTATAGCGAAAGCCTGATGGACCCGCATCTGTTCAGCGTGGTACAAAAACGGAAAAGCGGAGTACTAAGCAGGAAGATTGAATTTCGCTGTAACGGCATACCCGATGATAAAGTGAATGAGCAGATATCATCACCCTGGTTCCTCCGATTTATCAGTGACGCACTGGATGCGGAATACTGGGGATTTACGCTCGTTCAGTTCTATATCAATAAGAAAGGATGGATAGATTACTATCTGGCGCCACGCAAACACATAGATCCAGTGCTGCGCATCATCAAAACACGGCAGGAAGACATCAACGGTGAAAGTTTTGATAATTATGGAGACCTGCTGATGATACGGGGCAAAGAACCGCTGGGGATTCTGGCGCGTACAGCTCCATACGTTATCTATAAGCGTGGAACTATTGGTGACTGGGCGCAATTCTCCGAGATTTTCGGCATGCCGGTACGTAAATATACATACGATGCGGCGGACCCGGAAGCTTTGCGCAATGCAATGGAAGCTGCACGGGAACAAGGCGGAGGAATGGATTTCTTTTGTCCGGAAGGATCTAACCTGGAATTTGTGGAAACAGGAAACACAACAGGCAGCAGTGAACTGTACAGCAGTCTCGTGGAACGCTGTAATGCTGAAATGAGCAAGGCTGTACTTGGCAATACCCTTACCACCGAAGCCAGTGCGACAGGCACACAGGCACTGGGTACCGTGCATCAGGACATAGAGCAGGAACTGGAAGAGCAGGATGCCCTTTCCATCCTGAACCTGCTGAATTATGATATGACAGACATATTTGCATTTTTGGGAGTGAATACTAAAGGAGGTGAGTTCGTTTATGTGGAGGACGCGGACATGGAGCAGGTAAAGACCCGTGCCGAATTGCTGGAAAAAGCTGTAACGGTGTTCGGACTGCCTCTGGATGATGACTACCTGTATGAGCAACTGAACGTAGAAAAGCCCGATAATTATGAGCAGTTGAAAGGGGAAATGGAAGAAAAGAAAAAGGTGAATAATCCGTTTACACAGATCATACAGCCACAGAACCGATCTACCCGTTTTTTCGGAAAAGCCCCGGACAGGGACGGGGCTTCAGACTGGTAATGAATGATCTGTACCGGGATGCCACTGATGAAGATGTAGCCTCTGCTTTTATTTTCGAGAATAAAGCCCTGCAACGTGCCCTGAAGCATATATACGAAAAGGACTTTCATCCCATGACAGAGATAGAGGAAAGCCTGTTCAATGAGACTTTCCGCATTTTTACTGAAGCCACCGATGAAGGCATCAGTGAATCCGGAGCAGAACTTCCTGTGGAGTTCCGGCAGAAAATAGACTGGAGCAACGCTGTATTCTCCGCTTTCAAAGTACACCGCATGCAAAACGATATTGCCACACAACTCTTCGATTCAAATGGTGATCTAAAACCGTTCGAACAGTGGAAAAACGACGTACACCCGATGCTGGATCATCATGTAAAACATTGGCTGCGGACAGAATATGACACCGCTGTCATCCGTTCGCGCCAGGCAGCGGACTGGCAACGGTTTGAACAATACGCCGATATCTTGCCTAACCTGGAATGGATGCCCAGCACCAGCGCGAATCCGGGAGCCGACCACATCGTGTTTTGGGGAACGATCCTGCCAATCAATCATCCCTTCTGGAGTGTCCATCGCCCGGGCGACCGCTGGAACTGCAAATGCTCCCTGCCGGCCACCAACGAACCGCCCACCGGAGCACCTCGTGGCAGTAATGAACCCAAAGACCAACCATCACCGGGATTGGATAATAATCCGGGGGTAGACGGGAAATTGTTCAGTGATACGCATCCGTATATCGAAAACGGGTACGAGGGGGCGAAGGAAGCGGTAGATGGATTCCTGGCACGCAAGTTCCCCGATTACGCGGAGGTGAAGACGGAACCCCGGCACGATCAGAATGAAAAGTATTCGGAACGCACCAAAGAACTAAGGAAGGAAGCCGCTGGGACTGTGAAAGGAATCACATTGGATAATAAAGTTTTCAAGCATCCTGTTACAGTCAGTCAAACTGCAATTAAAGAGTGGCTGAATCAGCCCCATGAGCATTATGCGCACAAAAATGAAATGATTCTCAATATCAAGGATATTTTCAGGAAATCTAAATATGTGGGAGCGGTAGACAAATATAAAGATATACCCGGCTTGGTGCAATCTCATTTGTTTGAAATAAAAATACTGGGAGACAAAAGCTGGATAATTGTCCGTGAGTATGAAGATGGCAGTTTCAGGCTATATAGCATTACCGACTCCGACAGACTATTGCAGTTCCTCAAAAAAGGAAGGAGCTAAAACCAACCTCGCCGGAACTACAATCCGGCACTGGAAAGATTCAACTCCTTTCTTACTTTGCAAAGATACGTTTATTTATTTAATATACAAATGGATATACAGGAATTTAACCGCAGGATCCTGCAAAAGCGGAAACAGCTCGAGGAGCTGGTCCGTCGCAAAATGCCCGTCATTGCCGGGAATATTGCCAAACGACATATCGAGGATGATTTCCGCAAGGGAGGTTTCACCCACAACGGCTTCCATCCATGGCAGGAGACGCGGCGGCAGGGAAGCGGAAGGAAAGGAGCCGGATCCCGGTACGGGCCGCTGCTTTCGGGCGGGAACCATCTGTCGGGAAGCATCGAATACGCGCCGGGAAACGGGACCGTCACGGTATTCACCCGCGTGCCTTATGCCGGAATACACAACCGGGGAGGCATCACGAATCCCACCGTCACCCCGAAGATGCGGCGTTTTGCCTGGGCGCAACATTACAGCCAGGCCGGCAAGGACAAGAAGAGCGATTCTTTCTGGAAGCGTCTCGCGCTGACCAAGAAGACGAAGCTTGTCGTACGCATTCCCAAGAGACAGTTCATGCCATCCACGCCGGGCCCGGAGCTGGACAAAAAGATAAACGACAAGTTGCGGCAGGAAATTAAAAAGATTATCAATATTTAAAAAAAACAGTATCATGGAACATTTTTTCAACGACCTCCAACAACAGATAGCCGGCAAGATGGGCGACGCGATTGCCCTCATCGACGAAGACTGCGGGCAGCTGGAAGCACTCGCCAACGGAGAAGACCAGTACCCGGTCACGTTTCCCTGCGTCCTGATCGGCATTCCCCAAACCGTTTGGGAGAATGTGAAGAACGGTCTCCAGCACGGAAAGACGACTCTCACCGTCCGGCTGGCTTTCGACTGCTACGACGACACCCACTATGGCAGCACGCAGGAACGGCACGCGGCCGGACGCCTCACGCTGGCAAAGCGTTTAAACTCTTATCTGCACAGCTGGCGGTTCGACGGATGTGATACCGTCCTGATACGTCGGACCAGCCGCCAGTTTTCATTACCGGGAGGTATTAAAGTTTATGAAACGGAATAT